ACGGCCAACAGACTGGATGCGTTCTTTCATTTTTCGCTCATTATTAACAATTTGCACCGCTTCGCGCTCGATCTTTCGATCGTTCTTGCGATTAGCTTTCCTCATTGGATTATTACGACTCATACTTAAAATGAGATATGTTAATTAACCCGTTTTGGTGAGTTTTACATGCATAGCATGTGGAGAGTAAACCAATGATCTCCATCGCGCCTATTGTACCCCCGGCGCCATTTCCCGAGCACACCTCCCAAACACCAACGAACCTAGTCGTCGGTGTTGCTCATGCGGTCAACTACGTCTGACCGCAAACAGTACGGCCCCTGACTAGCCGTACTAAGCAAGCGCTGGAACTCAGATTCATCGTCAATCGAGTATCCATAACGCTCGCACATGAAATCCCATGTGTCAGGTGCAGGTTCTCTCGGCATATCGTCTCCAGGAGCAACTTGCCGTTTGAGCAGTGGCGGGACATTGTGAGCATCTTCTGGAAGCAACTCAAGTGCGCGTTGGAGGTACCTGCGTAAAAATGGCACAAAAGTATAGTCTTTAAAGCTATTAATAGTGCCAGCAAGCTCGCGAATTTGCTTCTTTGCGGATGTGAGCTTGGTCGTCCAGCCAAGGCGGTTCATCAACCGACCTGGTTTAGGCGCCCAATAATACTCACCGTCAACGGGGACGAAGATACCACTTAGGATGTCAGCCTTGCTTGCCAAAGTGGTGACTTGGCCAGTTATCTCATAACCGAGATCCAGTAGACTTTTGGAAACGGCGGCGAACATTGTAGAACACATTAGCTGCGACTCGGCAAGTAGTTCACGATAACCATGGGCCCGCCCTTGAAGTGAGCGCAACCAAGCCCATGAATTGAAAGTGACATTCATGGCTGTTCGCGCTTGTTCGGCGATGAAATGTGTCATGACCGAGTTACCAATTGTGGTATCAGCTTGGCCAGAACACACACGGTAATAGTGTTCATACTTGATCCCTAACCGAGTTGTGGCGACAGTATGGGCCTGAGCAACACGCATAAAACGCCGCATAGCTAAGCCAAAGTCATGGGGGCGAAAGCCACCACTAGCATAAGTACCACCGTTGTTGTAAATTTCAAATTGTCGTTCAAGATCTTCAACAGCGTCAGAATAGTACTTAGCAAGAATATCATGCTCAGCTTCGCGAGCAACAAGCCGTGTGCGATCAAAAATCTCATATACAGAAAATTTAAGGTCGTGAAACAGCTTGTGCATGTGCGCGTCGTGCCTCTTACCATCAAAACAACCAAAAAACGTGATGCCACGAAAAACGGTAGTCACGAGTTGGTCATCGCCACAAACAGCAATAGAATCTTCATACATTGCTCGTTTAAACCATTTACCAAGTTCAGCGGAATTGGTTGAAGTTGCATAAAAAACATGCGGGTATCCGAGTGGGACCGGGTCGTAAGCTTCTTCTTCATCTAAGACACCACCATGGTAGCGAGCAGCAATGTCCGTTACTAACTCGATTGGCAAATCACGCACATAGCGCAAAGGTGCCCAGGTGGGTTTCCAGTAATGACTTGAAGATGCGGAAAACACATTCTTAAGTGCTTCTGCAAGCTCGTAGACGTAAGGACCAATGATGACGTTATAGCGGTCATCACTGCCGGTAATTACTCGTTGTGCATAATCAACTTTTTTGTACAACTTTTCACTTTTTCCAAAAGACTTGCGCTTGTTGACTTGCGCAAAGTCTACTGGTTTTGAACCTTGGAACTTCACTATGCCCTCAAAAGCCTCCAGTAAACGTAAGCGATGGTGAGCGGGATAACGAGAAGCCCACTCAGCATACGTAGTATTACCAACAGCATTGCCACGCATTTGCCACTCTTCAACCATATAGCTGATCATGTTCAAAAACTTTCCCATAGCGTTAGTGAAAACAACAGCATCATACGGTGGTGTGACCATCAACTGCCGATGGATCACTCCTCGCAACAAATTGCTACGACACGTCAACGGCATCGTGGGTAGGTTGCGAGAAAACACAATCGAAGTTGCAAACAACTTGAACTTTTTTGGGTCCGATACGGTATCACCAACAAGAGTTGTGGTAATGCTGTATTTGCAATCAGTTGCGATCGTGGTGAGAGGCACTATGCTAACATAACCAGGCAAACCAAAGGCGTGTTTGTCAGCATTGCGTGGTAGCTGGCCGACTGGAAGCTCATACTCAAATGGATCCAGCAGGTAAGCGCTTACGATTTGGTCGTCCAGACTCTGCCCAAACTGCTGTTGCCCGCGCGCGCAAGGCAAACAGCAGTAAAACCACAGCAACAGTGCAAAGAAGACACAAAATTGGGAGTGAACCCAGGACGGCGTGTACGGCTCACGGTGTGGCCGTCCTTTTGAGTCAATTTTCCACTCAGGCTCGTTAAACAACTCATTGACGAAGTATCCAAATGCGTACGAAATTAATGATACGATAGCGGACACAAAAACCAAGCCGCAACCAGAAGTGAAGGTGCTACAACAAGCGTTGTAGCAACGACGTACAGGGTGCGATTGGGAGCCAGCGCGTAACAGCGCATGCTCAACGTCAGTGGTGAACCTGGTCGGTGCAATTAGCCGAAGTAGCGGAACCGCCCCAGGAATAAGGGCAGCCCAGCGGTAAAGACCCGACATTGGCAAGTATTCCAGCTCCAAAAAGTCACGTTCGGTGACCCTCTTATACTCAAACAAAACAAAAAGCAAAGCATCAATGTCACAATCGTAACCAGATGACTGAGCAGTTCGAGCAATTTGAGCTTTGAGGTGGGCACTGGTATCCTTACCCTGAATAATCGGGACGAGGCTAACTGCAATAGACCCATCAAGTGCGAAATATTTCGGGCCAACTTTAACGACAGAAAATTGGTTCGAAAAACGATGCACAACCATACCAGCAACAGTGGAAGGAAGAGACGGGCCATTACCAACGAATGCGGTGGCAAATGCCAACAACGGTAGCTGTACCTTAGCTTTGGACAAGCGCAATTGCACAATTGAATACTGATAGCGAAGACTGCGATACACAACAGTCGGCTTAACACCATTAACAGGCATCTCAGCCAGCAACCAATAATTATCACCTTCAACAAGTTGTCCAACACCGGGGCAGTTGACGGTAAAAAAACCAATAGAGCCAGGAGGCACGCAATCAGTGTGCGTAGTGGCATCATCAGGGTCATTGGAAGGTGGCGACCACACGTATTGTTGTTCGCAAGTATTTCCACTACGACTATCATAACAATGAATGAGTAGAAATATGCTGCCAACATGACGTAGGTACTTACGAGCACTCTCAGCATCAAGGGGCACATCAACCATCACCATAGCGTCGTACTCATCATTCTCAAGCTTCTGCTTATGTTGACAAAGACCAGAACAAACTGGGACATTTTCGTCAGCTTCAGTAAGCTTCTCGCGATGATAATCCATGCGATCACGGTAGGCAGGTAAACGGGCAAAACCTTGCCAATCGATCACATATCGGAAAATGCGCAAAACGTATGAGTACAACAGTGTAGTCATCACAGTACGCACAGCACGACTAAACGGATGGGGATTGAGCTTGTACGCAGCAGCTTGCTCGATCTTAACCATAGGAAAATCGGCTTCCAGCTTGCGTAGTTGTGACGGAGTCACAGGACAATCCAACACGGCGACACAGGTTGTCTTTGGTTGTTTGGAGCCTTTGCTTTCGGGCATGGCACCACCATTCGAACCGTCACCGTCAGTGGAGACTGTATGGCTAAATTTACATTTATCACCATACGGGCAAGATTTGCCTTCTTTAATGAAGTTGCAAACCTTCTTCGGGGCGCTACTCTTCTTCAAGAGCTTGTCACCAGACTTGTCAAGCTTACTCTTATTTTCAGCTTTACTGGACTTGCCCCCGGACTGTTCCTTGGCCTTACTCTTATTTTCGGGCTTTGGAACAGAATCAGGTGCTGAGCTGTCATCAACAATAACAGCGCTAGCGTTGGTGCCGACCGATGACCAAAGATCAGCAGGCGCGGAGACTGCAGTGTCACTGGACACTGCTGAGACGTTATCAGAGTTCATAACTACAACTACTTCGTTGCAAATGTGCT